TGGTGGAAAGCTGTTAAATAAAGCATGGAGTCTTGATCGTTATGATCAAGCTGAAGAGATGGGTTATAAAATAGAGCGCTTTCATCCAGATTCTATTTTGTCGGGATATGTCATCAACTGGATAAAAAGTGAATTAGCGAGAATTGAAGATGGAGCAGATCAGACCATTTCCACCGACTGATTTTATTGATCAAGCAGATGAAGAAGAAGCAATAAGACTAACACCAGCTCCAGGCCTAAAGAAATGGGTTGTGGCCAACTACTTAACGATAGGTGGGCCTCTTTATAACCCCGATCACGATCACATAGCTGAGCTGCTTCACGATAATGAAGAATTTTTAGCATTTGCTTGGGCCTCTTCTGCATATAAAAGCAAGCAAGCTATGGTGTTGGGCCAGTGCGAAAAAGTCATGTTCAATGTTGGTGGCTGGCGTAAAGCTAGACAAGAGCAACAGATGCGCGACTGGTTTGGAGCGGTTCCAACTTACTTAATTACGGTCGATGCTTCATTTTGTGAGCGGGCCAATGATACAGAATTCTGCTATTTGATTGAGCACGAGTTGTATCACATTGGCGTTATGAAAGACGAAGATGGTGAGATCCTTTATAGCGATAATACGGGGCTACCTAAACATTATTTAGCTGGTCATGATGTTGAAGAGTTTATTGGCGTAGTTAAACGTTATGGACCTCTTCATGAAGACAGATAACTTCTTCCAAAAAGAGTGGCTAGGGCCAAAGAGGTACAAACTTTATAAAGAAGGGAAATTTGATTTTGAAAAGTTCTTTGATCCTGAAGGCCGTTTCTATAGCTTAGATGATTTGAGAAAGTTGGATGAAAAAGCTTTTAAAAAGTTGGGTCTGTAATTTTTTCTTATGTTATATTTTTTAAAACATCAGAATTTATACAATATGAAAACAATAGCTTTTGTATGCCTAACTCTAATTTCCATCACTTGTTTAGCTGAACCAAGTCAAAAATATCTTAAAGAATATGATCGATTGTCTGAAGCTTTGGAGTCAGCAATGGCAAATGCATATTCTTTTGATCCTGCAACTGGTCAAGTAAAACAGGCTACTCAAGGTTTAGAAGCTAAAAATAATTTATGTAGAGCTGCCCAGGCGAAACTAAACCTCACCACGTTTTTAAAAGACAATTTAGAGGAATCTAAAGAGCTTTATAAATCTATTGATGGTGCAGAGACTCTAGATAAAAATTATCTTAGTGGACAACAGCAGGAACAACAAAATCTCGTTTCAAATTTGAAAAAAGACCTTGTTGGAACTGGATTTAACTGTGAGTAATTATTGCCGATTACAGGTAATTCTAAACTCACTTAAGACACAATTTTCACCTATATAAGCGCCAAAATGGCGCTTTTGTCATTTATGGAGTTTGGCTTATGAGTGAATCAAAAGTTAGACATTTAGTACTTAAGCGTCACCCAATCTTAAAAGGCTTTTTAGTTGTGTGTGATGAAGAAACTGGAATGCCACTGGCAGGGCAAAAAGCGGTTCATATGAATAGTGATGCTCAAGATGGACCAACAACGATTAGCGTAACATTCGAGGCTTATGGTGAGAATGGAGTCCGCTTAGTAGGTGATGAGCCAAGAGCACTTTTAACAAAGTAAACGTAGCGAAAGGTGGTAAAAATGTCTGAAATATCAGTTGCTGAATATGTAAAGAGAAAAGAAGAGTTAGAAAGAACACTAACAGGCCATATTGCTGAATTGATCAGTAAATTTGAAAAAGATACAGGCGTAAATGTACAAGATGTTTATGCGAATTTTTCTAGCGCCACTTGTTTGGGTGGTTCTGAAAAATACTTTCTAACAGGTGTGACAGTCAAAACCTCAATTTCTAATTAATCCAATTTATTAATTCTGAAGAGGACTGACAGGATTTTGGCGAGAATGAGGAGTTGGTTAGTCTAATTAAGTCGGCAAATAAACTAAAGATTTTCTTTAAAACAAGCGATGGCGGGATTTCATTACAAGAATTCAACCTTGTCGCACTAAAGGCGGGCATGAGAAAGCAAAATAATGCATGTGGGTGGAATAAGTTTTAATAAAAGCACCCTAGGGTGCTTTTTCATATAGTGGTAATTATATTGAACTTATTCTATTTTTTTTAAAGAATCCAATTCCTTTTCCAATTTTTCAATTCTTTCTAAAGCGTTAACAGCATCAATAAAACGCAGCACTTTTTCCATATTGATTGAACGTGGTAATTCAAAGCTTTGCTCAAGCCTGTATTGAGCTTCAGCATTAATTGATCGGCCACTCTCAGTTGCGGCTTGCTTAATCTTTTCTTTCAATTCCTCTGGAATGCGTAGATTAAATTGAATATCAGCCATTATATTACAACTAAATTGAAGGTTGTTAGCATTATGCTATCAAAAAATATTGACATCAATATTAGCATATTGCTAACATAGCAAAACGCTAACATTTGATGTGAGACTATAAAGGAGAAATTATGAATGTTGTACAAATGAATACGCGGATGCCTGAGGAGCTAAAAGAGTTTTTGTTAGAGCAGGCAAAGAAAGAAGGGCGCTCTCTGAATAACTACTTAGTGAGACATTTTGAAGAGCTTAAAAAGAAACTAACGCGAGAGAGTGCGAAAGCATGAAATCAATAGGCAACAAAAAAGCCCATGATCTTGGCGGACAGGGCTTAATTGATGTCGCAATCTACAGGAAAGACAACATGTCTAATTTAACACAAAACTTTTTAAATCCAAATAATAAGCCATTAGTTATTGGTGAATTTACTATTCGCCAAGATGAAGATGGGCGTTATTGCTTGAATGACCTTCACAAGGCTAGTGGAGACTTGGCTAAACATAAGCCTGCTAACTTTTTGCGTAATGAGCAAACGCAAGAATTAATCAAAGAAATCGACAGCTTCTCAAATATGAGAAGCTCAGAAAACGACCACCCCTCAAATATGAGGAGTGCTGTAAAAGTGGTCAATGGAGTTGGGACATTTGGAGTAAAAGAACTAGTTTATGCATATGCAATGTGGATTAGCCCTAAATTTCATTTAATGGTAATTCGTGCCTATGATTCACTTGTGATGGAATGGTTGCTTAATGGAAAACAAACTATCTCACCAGAACAAGCTGGCATTCTTTATAACATTGTTCATACAAGAGCAAAAGGTAATAAAAATTTGATTGTGCAAATGTGGAGTCGCTTAAAGAATCACTTTAAATACTCAGCAAGTTACCGAGAATTGAGAGCGATTCACTTTGAAGATGCTAAGCATTATTTAGAAGTTATGGATTTAAAGGCAAAACCAGAGGAAAAGAAACCTCAAGATCCTTTATTTGATAAAGATGCCTATGAGCTGGTTCGCAAACTTACTGAAGCAGTCATCATAGAAAATGATGAAATCGTTCCAGTTCTGCTTGCTGTAAAAATGCTTGATGTGAAGAAGTTCGCGTATTACTCACACTTAGTAGTGAAAGCGAATGAAGCAGCGCGAGATATTGCTCGATTGTTGGATTTCAGGAACCTACAAAATGAGCCTTTGATCGATGCAAACTGTTCGGTGATAGCCATGTCTAATGGACAAAGATTTCTAGCACGACCGAACTGGTTTAACTGCCCAGCTTAGTAATTATTTTTAACTTAAACAGAACCCACTCATTGAGTGGGTTTTTTATTGCCTGGAGAAAAGTGAAATGGCACAAGAATCCCGTTTGGTCATTGTTATTGATTCGCAAAATGCTGTACGCAATGCTAAGGCTTTAGCTGATGAAATGTCTAAAATTACCGAAAAAGGTGATTCAGCTACACGTACTTCCAAAGAACTGGGCAATCAAATCAACATCACAAATAATATTGTTCAAAAATTTAATACCACGGTTAACAATTCTTCGTCTTTGGTAAGCAAAACTAGTGAAGTTACTAAACAAGCAACTCAGCAAGTCCAAAAATATGGACAAGAAATAAAAACGACAACACAAGAATTAGACAAACAAGAAAAGTCTGCTCGTTCTTACAGTACTGCTATAAAGTCCTTAGCAGGGTATATGGCTGGTTTAGTAACGATTAATGCTGCAATTAATAATATGGACACTTATACGGGCCTTCAGAACCGTTTAAAGCTCGTTACTAATAATCAGGCTGAATTGAATAAAGCGACTGAAGATACATTCCAGATCGCACAAAAAACCTATTCAGCTTGGGATTCTGTTTTACAGGTGTACCAACGTTTTAGTGACAATGCTAAAACACTGAATTTAACTATGGATGATACGGCCCGCTTAACTGAAACGGTATCAAAAGCTGTGGCAATTAGTGGAGCAAGCGCAGAAGCTGCTGATGCAGCATTAGTACAATTCGGGCAAGCACTTGCCAGCGGTACATTACGTGGTGAAGAGCTAAATTCTGTAATGGAACAAACCCCGGCATTAGCAAAAGCTATTGCTCAAGGTATGGGGATCACCGTAGGAGAGTTGCGTTCAATTGCAGCTGAAGGAAAAATTACTTCACAAGCAATCGTGAAAGCACTTAGAAATGTAGAATCTGATGTTGATGCTCTTTTTGCTAAAACAGATATCACAATCGGGCAGTCTCTCACACTCCTAAACAATGAAATTACTAAATTTGTCGGCGAGGCAGGTAAAGGTAGTGGTGCAGCACAGGTATTAGCTGGATCCATTCAAACTCTTGCGAGTAATTTAGATTTAATTGCTGATGGAGCATTAGTGGAGCCTGTAAATTATTTTGTGTAAGTTCCATTTTTTATAAATGATCTTTTAATCGATCATCGAACTGAATCGTAAACCAAT